GGAGAAGCCGCACTTATTGTTATCAATGACTTTGGGGAAGAAAACATTCCTGGTCTGTTCGTTAGCGAACCAATCCGCAAAGGACACGTTAGAAAGTTCCGCAAAGGATTCAACACAACACACAGTACCAAAGTTACAGCTTGTTCCAGACTCAAAACAATGATTGAAAATGATAAAATGGTTGTACATTCAAAACCATTTATATCAGAATTAAAAGGATTTGTTGCAACTGGATCTAGCTATCAAGCAAAGTCAGGAATGACTGATGATTTAATCAGTGCAACACTGCTTGCAATAAGGATGATGAGTGTTCTTAAGGATTGGGATCCAAGAGTATATAATACATTTAATCAAGCAGAAGATCTCGACGATTATGAGCCTCCAATGCCTATCTTTATAAGTAGTAACTATTGATAAATACATTATGAAAAACTTGAATACAATATCAGAAGATCTATTTAATAAAATTAGAGGACGATTTCCTAATTTAACTATAGGAGACGAAGAAGGTAATGTGATTACAGAACCTTCTCAAGCAAGATTTTTCGATTTTGAATATAAAGAAGATGGCAATGCCTTAGGAAAGATTTCAATTTCTATTTCAGAAGAAAATGGATTATCTATAATATATTCAAAAGATTTTATTAATGATCAAGATCAAATGACACAAAAAAATTGGTATAATTTTTTGAAAGAGTTAAGAATGTTTGCTCAAAAAAGATTATTAAATTTTGATGTCCGTGATATTACAAAAACAAATTTAACAAAAAGAGATTATAAATTTTTAGCAAATCGCTCTGGGGACGGAACAATGAACGAATCAAAACTATATGGCACTAGTCGTGTAAGTTATCAAAATGTAGGCGAAGCACGTATTATGATTAAGCACACCGAAAGTGTTAATCAAGAAAGTGCAACAGGCAGAACACAAAAGATTGGAAAGATCTATATTGAATCACCTGAAGGTGAAAGATTTAAATATCCTTACAAGCATCTTACAGGTGCTAGAGCAATGGCACGTCACGTAGCAGAAGGCGGTAATGCTTATGACGATTTTGGTAAGCATATTGTAGGCCTATCAGAAGAAATGGCAAAACTACGTAAGTTCAAAAACTATATGAGCCGTTCAGCTGTAATGGCAGAAAGCCTAGCAGGATATACAGATATTGTCAAAGAACGTATTGCTACAGTTAAAAAAGAAATAGCGTCATTACAAAAGCCAGCATATTACAAAGAAGCATTTGAAACATTTAATCCCCCAGTACTAGAAGATGTTCCAAGTGATGTTGCTGAAAATTGGATTGACGAATTAACTATCAAACAGTTTAACGAAGAACTACAAGATATCTTCCCATACATTTACAATCTAGTAAAAGAAGGCACAAAGGCTGTAGAACTAGGCCCAGACGATTTAGTAGACGAAGGCGAACGTCACGGCAATAGTAAGATTTATGATAAGTGCCGCGACGGTTGGCGTAAAAAACCAGGTGCAACAAGAGGATCTAAAGGTTCTTGCATTCCAGAAGAAACTGCATTAGAACAAGGCTTTGAAGAAATGATGGGTCAGTTTAGCGAAGCTGAAAATGATCTAGAAGAAGCATATATCAAAACACGCAAAGATGCTGTAGAAGCACTGGCAAGATTGCGTGGTATTGGTAAAAAGATTGAAACAGGCAGAGACACTTACGAAGGCAACTTAGCAAACGAATATGTAAGTGATGTTTATGATGTTTATAACTGGATGGATGCTAGACTAGGCATCAGTGGTATGAATGAACCTAAGCTAAAAGCAGTATTAGAACCTGTTATGCAGCTAAGAGGTTATGCAAAGACATTAGAAACTAAGCCAGGCAGCGGTGAGAATGCACGTTTTGGCAATCAAATTGTAAATGCATTATATCCATTAATGGTTTATATTAGAGATGTAATGGAAGATCCAAAAGACGAAAGCACAAATGAAAGCGGCACAAAGGCTGTTATAGATATAATTGCAAATGCAGATGATCCGGAACAAATGGTAATGGATCTGATGAAAAAAGGCGGACCAATAGGCGACTTTTTATACGGTGAATTAGAACAACTTGCAACAGAAGCAGGTAAAACATTTAATGATGGAGAAACAGATCCTGAAGAATTTATACCTGAGTTATTAGCTAATATGGGAATAGATGAAGGCAATGCATATTCGGGTGCTGTAGCAGCAGCTAAAGCCAAGGGCAAAAAGCCAGGCGATAAAATTAAAGGCCCAGACGGTGACGAAATTACCCTTGAAAAGGACGATAAGACACCATTAGGCGAATTCATATTATCATATTATGACAGAGAAACAGGCAAGTTTCCAAAAGGCGAAACTGCCGTATTAACCATGGTAGAAAAGGATTACGGCGAGCAGTTCATAGAACCTGCTAAGGCGTTTATCGAACAAGTTAATCAAACTTTTGAAGAGTATCAGATGCGTACACAACCACAGCAGTTGGATACACAAGAGTATAACAGAATGAGAGAGTTAGCAGGTTTAAGATAATCTGCTAACTTGTTCATAATCTTGGCAATTAATGGTTGACAAGATAAATAACATTGTGTAGTATTATAAATGTGCTACACATTTAGGCACAAGCACATAGGCAACAAATAAGGAGGCATAACTATGGCATCATTAGCAGAAATTCGAGCAAAGCTCAAAGAACAAGAGAATCGTACAAGCGGCAATACTAGCAGCGGTGGCGATAACGCAATTTACCCATTTTGGAATATGTCAGAAGGAAATACCGCAACTATGCGTTTCTTACCTGATGGCAACGAGAAAAATGATTTTTTCTGGGCAGAACGTTTGATGATCAAACTTCCGTTCGCAGGTGTTAAAGGCGAAACAGATTCACGTCCAGTACAAGTACAGATTCCATGTATGGAAATGTATGGCGAAACATGTAACATTCTTAATGAAGTACGTGGCTGGTTTAAAGATCCAACTCTAGAAGATATGGGTCGTAAGTACTGGAAAAAACGTTCATATATTTTCCAAGGCTTTGTAACAGATGATCCATTAAATGAAGATAGTAAGCCAGAGAATCCGATTCGTCGGTTTATTATTGGTCCACAAATTTTCCAAATTATTAAAGCAAGCTTACTTGATCCAGACATGGAAGAACTACCAACAGATTATACTGCTGGCGTTGATTTCCGTCTTAACAAAGGATCAAAAGGTGGCTATGCTGATTACGGAACAAGCAATTGGTCACGTAGAGAACGTCCATTAACTGATACAGAAATGCATGCAATTGATACACACGGATTGTTTAATCTATCAGACTTCCTTCCTAAAAAGCCTACTGATGTAGAAATCAAAGTAATGCAAGAAATGTTTGAAGCAAGTGTAGACGGTGAAGCATATGATGCAGATCGTTGGAGTCAATACTTCCGTCCAGCAGGTATGCAAGCACGTACAGGCGACCCACAAATGGCAGCAAGTCCGCAGGCTACAGCAACTAGTCAAAGCGCACCTTCGCCGCAGCCTGCCCCGACTGCAACTCCTGTAGCAGAAACTACAACTGACACAGGTTGGCAAGATCCTGCTCCAGCAGCAGAAGCAGCACCAGCAGAAGAAAACACAGGTGGCGCTCAAGACATTCTTGCAATGATTAGAGCACGTCAAGGTCAATAATAGAAAGGGCTTCGGCCCTTTCCTACACTTTTTAGAATAGGAGATATATATGGCTACTAAGGCATTCGATCCTAGTAAGTTTCGAAACTCATTAACAAAATCTATTAAAGGTATGAGTGCAGGCTTTAATGATCCGCAAGATTGGATCAGTACAGGCAACTATGCACTTAACTATCTACTAAGTGGTGATTTCCGTAGAGGTATTCCACTAGGCAAAGTAAGCGTGTTTGCAGGCGAATCAGGTGCAGGCAAGTCTTACATTGTCTCTGGCAATATTGTAAAGTCAGCACAAGAACAAGGCATCTTTGTTGTACTAATTGACAGTGAAAATGCTCTTGATGAAAAGTGGCTACACGCACTAGGTGTAGAAACAACAGAAGACAAAATCTTAAAACTTAACATGGCAATGATCGATGACGTTGCTAAAACTATCTCAACATTTATGGATGACTATCGTAGTATGGACGAAGCAGATCGTCCTAAAGTGTTGTTTGTAGTTGATAGTTTAGGTATGCTTATGTCACCAACTGAAGTTAATCAGTTTGAAGCAGGTGATATGAAAGGTGATATGGGTCGTAAGGCTAAAGCACTGAAAGCATTGGTTACTAACTGTGTGAATATGTTTGGTTCATATAATGTGGGTATGGTTGTTACTAACCACACTTATGCATCGCAAGATATGTTTGATCCAGATGATAAAATCTCAGGTGGTAGCGGTTTTATCTATGCAAGCTCAATGGTTGTAGCAATGAAAAAACTAAAACTAAAAGAGGATGCAGATGGTAACAAAACCAGCACAGTAAATGGTATTCGTGCAGCGTGTAAAGTTATGAAAACACGTTACGCAAAACCGTTTGAAGGTGTGCAAGTAAAAATTCCATATGAAACAGGTATGGATCCATATTCAGGTATGTTTGATTTGCTTGAAGCAAAAGGACTGCTTGAGAAACAAGGTAACCGCTACAAATATATGAGTAGCACAGGCGAAGAAACACTAGAATATCGCAAGAATTGGACAGGTGACAAACTCGAAATGATCATGGCCGATTTACCGGCAAAAGAAGAACAAATGGTAAATATCGCTAACGCAACCGAAGAAGTTGTGGATCATGACGAGGAGCCTGTAATAGATGGATGAAGACTTTGTCACAGATCTGTGGGATTTATTTAAAAGTTATTTAGATAAAAAACATATTGAATTGGCGGCAGAAAAGTATGTTGATATGCTTATTGATTATGGTGTAGATGATATACAACTCAAAGGCATGCTTGGCAACGAAAAACACTTGGATGCTGCTATTCAATATTATTTAGAAATGGATCAGGACGATTACGACGAGTGGGATGATTAATGGCTTGGTACAGTCGAGTAAGCAGAGACATAACGCAGATTCCTGCGGCTATACAACACTTCGAAACAGAACTTCAAGCAGCAAGACTTGAATGTAAGTTAAAAGGTAATGTAGAAAAACAATCAGCAGAAATGCCAGGCATAGTAGAACATCGTTTTAATCAACTTCAAGAAATTGAAGCTATTCTAGAATACTTGAATATTGAGCTACGTAAATTGCGTAGCTCTTTTTTCCGCAAATATTTAGAAAACTATCAACGTGCATTAAGTAGTCGTGATGTAGAAAAATACGTTGACGGCGAGCAAGATGTTGTTGATTATGAAAAAATTATTAACGAATTTGCACTAATGCGTAACAAGTGGTTAGGTGTGTTAAAAGCACTTGATCAAAAACAATGGCAAATTACAAATATTGTTAAACTGCGAGTAGCAGGTATGGAAGATGCAACACTCTAAAATTTTATTAACTGGATCACACGGATTTATTGGTAGTCATTATTATAACTACATCAGAGATAATTATGACTCAGTTTATTCATATGATCAAAAAGACGGAAATATTAAAAACCTAAGGTATTCTGGTGTAACTAGTTCAATGCCTGATTGTGATGTTGTAGTACATCTTGCAGCAACTAATGGTACTCGACTATTTTATGAACAGCCTACAGACGTACTAATTAACAATACACTGCCAACAATAAATTTAATTGAACGTTATAAAAATACCAATACTAAATTTGTTTTTGCAAGTACATGTGAAATATTTAATGGAGCAATTGATGCAGGTTATTACCATGTGCCAACTGATGAGCAAGTACCAGTTGTGTTTAACGACATTACGAATCCAAGATGGAGTTATAGCATTCCGAAAGCTCTCGGCGAAAACTTAGTAGCAAACAGCGGATTAGATTATTTAATTATTAGATATTTTAATGTGTATGGTCCAGGACAAGTTGATCATTTTATAAATGAATTCGTAGAACGTTGCAAACGTGGTGAATATTATATTAAAGGCAACGATACAAGAAGTTTTTGTTATGTTGAAGATGCTGTAAAAATGACAGACTATCTTGTTCAAAATTTAATTAATAAAACTGTGCATGTTGGCAACGATAATGAAGTTAATATTGCAACAGTTGCAAAAATGATTATGTCTTATATGGGAATTAATCCTGACAAATTACAAATACAACCAGGAGTACACGGCAGTGCAAAACGCAGATGTCCTGATACAACATTAGTACAAATGCTAACTGGATTTACTGATTATACACCTTTAGAAGTTGGACTTAAAAAAACTGTAGAAAGTTTATTATGAAAATTGGTGTTATTGGCATAGGCAATGTAGGACAAGCAAATGTCAAAGGATTTGAATCTTTAGGACATACTGTATTAGAGCATGATACAAAATATAATACAACCATACAAAACGTTTTAGATACAGAAATTGTTTTTGTATGCACACCCGAAGATAATGTTTCAAGTGTTGTAAAAGAATTAAATTTATTTGAATACAAAGGTGTTGTTGCTGTACGTAGCACAATATTGCCAGGAACTACTGACAAATTACTTAAAAAATATAATTTAGATATTTGTTTTGTACCTGAATTTTTAAGACAAGATTATGCAGATAGAGATTTTATGGACTGTGCTTTACTTGCTATTGGTACATATAATCTAGCATCAGCAAGAACTGTTGCGCAAGCATTTGATCGATTACCCAAGTCTATAGAATATATGTTGCCCACAGAAGCAGAAATATTAAAGTATTATAATAATTGTTATGCAAGTTTACGTATCGTATTTGCAAACATGATGTATGATATTGCAAAAACATATAATGCAGATTATGATATTATAAAAAATGCATATGTAAAAACAGGTAAAAGCAGCGGACAATATTTAAATGTAAATGAAAACTTGCGTGGATATAGTGGTGCTTGTTTGCCTAAAGATACAACGGCATTGATGGAATTGATAGATAAACTACATTTGAATTACGATCTTTTAAAAACTGTTCATAAAGATAATTTAAAACTACCAAAAAATTAGCACCTATTAAGTGCGTACATAAATACCTTATGAAAGTAGTTATTGTTACCGGTGGTTTTGATCCACTACACAGTGGTCATATAGAATATTTTAAAGCAGCAAAAGAATTAGGAGATCACCTTGTAGTAGGTGTTAATAGCGATTCTTGGCTTACTCGTAAAAAAGGCAAAGCATTTATGCCCTTTGAAGAACGTTGTGCAATCATTAAAGAATTAGATTGTGTAAATGAAGTTATTGGATTCAACGATGATGACGACACAGCTTGTGCTGCAATATTTCAAGTACTATCTACAATAGGCAGTCAAACAAAAGTTATATTTGCCAACGGCGGTGATAGAACCAAAGACAACATTCCTGAAATGATATACAACGATGTTGAATTTGTGTTTGGTGTAGGCGGCGAAGACAAAAAGAATTCGAGTAGTTGGATACTCAAAGAATGGAGCCAGCCTACCACCGAACGTGCATGGGGAAAATACACTATACTAGACAAAGGCAAAGGCTGGCAAGTAAAACAACTTGAATTTTATGAAGAACATGCACTTAGTGATCAAAGACATTTTAAACGCAGTGAACACTGGCATGTTGTTGATGGCGTTATTAATATGTTTTTAGAAGACAAATCTGGTAATAGAACTAGCCATTTACTTGTACCTGGAGACAGTATAGATATACCTGTCGGTTACTGGCACAAGGCTGTAAATTTAGACAACAAAAGTGCAAAAGTTATTGAAGTATGGATGGGCAACGAATTAACTGAAGACGATATAGAAAGAAGAGATTAATGAAGCGGCATCAGTTTGAAATATTTAAAAAAACACTTGAAAAAACAGAAGTTACCTCTATTGGGGAAATTGGTACACATAGGGGACGTAGTGCAAAACAATTTTGTTTATATGCATTAGAATCGCACAATAAACCTGTGCATTATACAGGTTATGATGTTTTTGATCTTATGACAAAAGAACAAAGTCGTAGTTTAGAATTTAATGGAAAAAGCATAGGTGACGAAAGCGAAGCAACAGAGAGACTGAATAATTTAAAAAAATTATATCCTAACAGATTAACTTTTAAATTAAACAAAGGATTTACTAGAGATACACTTACCAATCCTGTAGTTTTTGATTTTGTTTATATAGATGGCGGACATAGTTATGACACAGTTATGCACGATTGGAATATGGTAAAAGAAAGCAAAATTGTTTTCTTTGATGATTGGCACAAAGCTGATGTTGCAAGAGCACTGAAAGAAGTAGAAAAAACACATAGTGTTGATTACTATACAATGGAACAAGAAGGCAGATGGACTGCAATAGTAAGGAATATATAATGAAAGTATTTGTAGGCTGGGACAGCAGAGAAGATATTGCATATCAAGTTTGTAAACACAGTATATTGAGCAAGCAACCAAATGCAGAAGTTATTCCACTAAAACAAAACGAACTACGTGAGCGAGGACTGTACTGGCGTGATGTTGATAAACTTGCAAGCACTGAATTTACATTTACAAGATTTTTAATACCAGAACTTGCACACTATCGAGGCTGGGCATTGTTTATGGACTGCGACATGATCCTTACAACAGATATTAAAGAACTGTTTGATCAAGCAGATGACAAATACGCTGTAATGTGTGTACAGCACGATTATACTCCACGTGAAGGCTTGAAAATGGATGGAAAGCAACAAACAGTATATCCACGTAAAAACTGGAGCAGTGTTATGTTGGTAAACTGCGGTCATCCAAGTAATGCAGTATTGCATAAAGAACTTGTAAACGATGCAGAAATATCGGGTGCATACTTGCATAGATTTAGTTGGTTAAAAGATGAAGAAATTGGAGAATTGGATCACACTTGGAATTATCTTGTTGGTGTTTACAATGACATTGATGTTCCAAAATTAATACACTATACAGAAGGCGGTCCTTGGTTTGAAAATTATAGAGACTGCGAATTTCATGACTTATGGAAAAAAGAATTACAGGACATGATGAATGGCTAAAGATAAACCAAAATATAGAATGCATATAGAATACCCTGATGGCACAGTACATCGAGGAAAAAAAGATTTTAGATCTTGGACTGATTTTATAGGAATTTCTAACGTTGACTTTTCTGGTAAGAATGTGCTAGATATTGCAACAGACGAAGGGTGGTGGGCATTCTGGGCAGAAATGCAAGGTGCTGCGTATGTTGAAGCAAGTGACGTAGAACTATTTGAAGATTACGACTGGGGTTATAATATAGACTGGGATTTTTGCAATAAACACAACCCTTTGCGAGGAGGGAGAGAGGTTTTTGATTTTCATCATAAGAATTTAAATAGCAAAGTAGTAGTCAAAAAAGAAAGTATATATCAAGCAAAGGGAACATTTGATTGGGTGTTTGCACATGGACTTATGTACCACTTAAGACATCCGTTGCTTGCTATAGACAATGTAAGAAAAATATGTCAAGGTGTTTTTATATTTGAAACAATGGTCGATATACACAATGACCCAATGATTGCAGAATCCAAGTTTTATAGAACAACAGAATTAGGTCCGATTTCAAACTGGACAGGTGCAACTACTGCTTGTTATACAAGTTGGCTGAAAGATGCAGGGTTTGAAGATATTTATTTCACACAACCTGGGCCGCCGTTAGGGCCTCCGAGACAGTTGTTTGTTGGTGTTTTTGATTCTTCTTATA